ACCATTTCAAGTCCTACAATTACCAACGCCACGATCAGCACAGATTTAATTACTGGTTATACAACAAGCAACACTGGTACAGTTTACGGAATACCTATTACTACTGGAGTAATCAACACAGCTAATACTATTAACGGTGCATCACTTGTTGCATCATCAGTCACTTCATCTGCACTAGCAGCTAATTCAGTTACCAATACAGCTATTCTTACAGGTAACTTGTACGCTAGTAAGTTCTATAACCCTTATAAGTTTCAAATTTATAGAGCCGCTGCATATACCACTGCTGTAACAACTTCTACTCGTATGCCTTTTGACACTAAACTATTTGATACAAGTTCAAATACAGATGTCGTTACAAATCAAGGACGTTTTACGGCACCCGTAGCTGGATATTACCAATTTAATGCACAAATACTTCTTACAGCAGGTTCAACAAGCAGATTCTTTTTAGCATTTAATAAAAATGGTAATGAATACCTTAGAAGTACAGATGCAGGTAGCGCAACTACTACTATTTATGGAGTAAATTTAAGTNCTTTAATTCAANTAGCAGCAAATGATTATATAGAAGTAAATTATTACACTGCTATTGCTGCTGCCGTTACTGTAAGCACAACAACTGTACAGCAAACATCATTTAGCGGATATTTAGTNAGTGCAACTTAGGAGAATAATATGTTAACATTTCAAAANTTATACAACAGAACACTAGACATGACAGGAGTACAACCTACTTCCGTTACTGACGTGGCTAACTTAAAAGCAGACATCAATCAGGGACTACGGCTGTTTAAGAACGCTGCACGACGTTACTGGACACGACAAGAAAAAACAGCCAACATTGTAGCTGGTCAACAATATTATCAACTGCCACCTGATTGTGTGCGTGTGACAGCCGTTAAGGTACTTTCTAGCGGTCTTAACTACCCAGTGCAACCAATTGACTCAGAAGAACTTTGGAACGCTTACAACATCATTCCTGCAACGACTATNAACTTGCCACAGTTCTACTTTATTCGCGGTAACAACGAAATTGGTTTGTATCCTATTCCTTCTACTTCCTANACCAATGGACTTGCAGTATCTTATGAACCACGACTAATAGATATGACCTANGATGANNTTACTGATACAACTTCAGGTGCTACGGCTACTGTTTCCAATGGATCATCAACTGTAACCTTTTCTAGCGGTATTATTACTCCTAACATGGTTGGTCGCTGGATTCAGTTTACTAATGGTTCAGACGGTAACTGGTATCAGATATCTATTTATGACAGCTCTACATCTATTGAGTTAAACAACATGTACGCTGGTGTATCTGGTTCTTCTCAAAGCTTTACAATAGGACAAGCCCCAGACATTCCCGAAGATTATCACCTAGCACTTGCTTATTACTCTGCTTACAACTTTTATTTGAAGCGTAAGGACAGTGGAACTGCTACACTATATAAGAGCTTATTTGAAGATTTGCTACAGCAGTACAAAGAAACTTACGCAAGCAAAACTACAGGACAAGTACAAAAAGCTCAACCAGATGGACCAATCAGTTTGTTCTGGTTCCCTCCAACTGGCTTGACAGGATAAGGAGTTCTAAATGGCTAAAGGTTTTAAGAACGAAGAACGATACAAAATACACAATCAGTATTTTGAAGGTGGGGTATCAATTGACCCTAAAATTGGTGTTGCTAATAGTTTCTACCAAAGTCAAGGATTAGATTTTCGTTCGGTACCTTCTCAGCTTAGTGTGCTTCCTGGCGCACGTACAGTAGCTATTAACTTACAAGACACTATTACAGCTATGGTACAAGATGTTAACGGTGTACGATATGGAGTCGGTGATGGTGGTGGGTTTTATCGTATAAATACATCTAACGTAGTGAGCAAAGTAGCACAACTTGATAGCAATGGTGCTGCAGGGCTTTACTATAACCAAGTTACCGACCAAATATATATTCCTAGCCAAACAACAGTTTCATTGTATGGTCAAGTAACATCTGGCAATCCTGGCAATCCAACTTTTCGTTCTGCACAATTTGGTAAATCTGCTTCAACAGCTCCTGGCTGTGTTAACTTATTTGATTTAAGCAGTGGATACTACGCTGGTTTATCTCGTAACAACTCCCAATCAATAACTACTGGTATTACTTCCACTTCACAAGTTACAACCAATGCTACGCAGACGTATGCACTCAAAACAACCTACGCAGAAAACGTGGTCGAGGGTTGCTATTTTTCACCAGACATCGAACCATTTTATTCTATAGCTGTATATATTGCCGCTAAAGGTACAGGCAACTGGACACTTACTTTACATGATTCAGTCAATAATCAATTGGCGGCACAGACAATAACTAATGCAAACCTTACTAGTGGTGCATACAACGAGTTTGTATTTGGTAAACAGATTAGGGCGCTTGTGAACGCTGCTCAAACAGGTAATAACTCATCGTATCATTTTCACCTTACATCTACTGTAGCTGACGGAACTGTTGGAACTATTAACTCTTCTGACTTTACAAGCACCGACTTTTTGTTATTTGCATACCGACTTGTACAAACTAATAACGGTTGGCACCCTACAGCATTCTTTAACTCAGCATCTGGTTCATTCCTTTGTGTTGGTAATGGTCCATACCTAAGCACCTATAACTTTGGTAACGATACTAATCCTCTTAACTCCATGTGGAACAGACATGCACTAACACTTAACTTGGGGCATGAGGTTTGTGGCCTAACTACCAATAACCAATACCTTGTTATTGCTACAGAGAAACGATCAACTACAGCAAACAGAAACTTCCAAGAAGGAGCTTTATATTTCTGGGACGGCACAACTGCACAACCTAACTTTAAAATAGATATACCAATGGGCGCACCATATGGGGTCTATACATTTAATAACGTTACTTACTTCTGTGTCGGTGGTTCGTTGTACGCATGGAGTGGTGGTCAAACTGTTATTAAAGTTCGTAAACTTGCATATCAAAACACCGATTATCTTGGTGCAGTCGATTCTACTATTATCAATCCAAACATGCTTACATCACGCTACAGCTTACTCATGATTGGCTATCCGTCTACAACTACGAACGTTAATATCAACTATGGTGTTTGGTCGTGGGGTACTGTAGAACTTAGCTTTCCAAACAGCTACGGTTATTCATATTCGCTTGCTAATAATATACAAAACAATAATACTGGTGGAATTACAAATCTAAAAATTGGTTCTGTATATAACTTTGTAGATACTATGTACATAAACTGGTCGTATACAGATGCAGGTGGTATTACTCGTTACGGTGTTGATGTTGTGGATAACTTTTCAACTCCAGCTACTTCATTTAACTGGCAGTCGCTTATTTATGATGGTACGGTAATCTACAAAACCAAAATAGGTACCAGATACAAAATCAAGTTTAACTCATTCCCAGCAGGCTACACGCTTACACCATATTACATACTTGATCGTGGCACACCTGTATACGCTACAAATACTCCTAAGGTAGGAGACACTGATATACTTATGGAAGTTACTCCTGGACGATTCAAAGAGATTCAATGGGGCTTTACAGGCACAAGCTCAGGTGCAACACAACCGCTTGTTATTTCAGGTATTACAATGGAAATCGAACCTATACCAGACGAAGTAGATTTGCGAAAGGATAGCCAGTCGTGAACAATGAAAATAATGAGACTTTTAAAAATGCACCAAATATGTCACTTATGTTTACAATGTATTCAACAACTTTTGGTAATGGCGCATTTCAATTATTGCCACCTCCAACAGGTAACATGGAAGATGGATTTCCCAGTATTCCATATCTTTCACTNGAAGCTATTATTTACCAACAACAATCCAGCAACCCTCTAAGCGCACCAAGTACAGTGCTTGCAGGTGCTAGTGCTGGTCAGCAAGTAATTGGTTCAACACAAACTGCNAATGACGCAACTGGTATTCCACGTTATATAATAGGTAATCANNNTAAGTAGGAGATACTATGCCACCAGGCTCAAATNCACCATCAGGCAATCAAAATACATTCTTTGGTATAAAGGTTAGTAAACCAGGTATCAACGTCAATAGTGCTGGCGATTCTCAGCTTATTTATAAGAACGATTATTCTGCAGAAACTTTCTATACAGATACAGGAAGCATGTTATTCGGTAAAAATGCAAACGGTTCTCTTGGCATGACATTATCTNATAGTTCAGGATATACTNTNTTTACTATGAACGGTCAGACATGGAGTTGGTACGATCAAACATCAGGTAAGAATGTTATGCAAATTGGTTTATTACCAGATGGGAGTTATGGGTTTGCTGTAGCGGCATACGGATATAATGTTTCTGATGGATATTCCTGATGGCTGTTGATCCTAATAAGATTTATCTTGATTTGCCAAAATACGGCAACGATCAGATTATCGGTGTATTTACAAACACTTTGTCCAGTCCTGCACCAACTTTAAGTGGCTTCGTCACTACAGTAAATGATGTACGCGCTCATGGATTTGGTGATTCTGCATATTTTGAAGGTATATT